GCTATAGGGGGAGTTAATGCGCTAGGGGTAAATGGACTTACAGAAAATCCTTGGAAAGGTGAAAACGGATCAATAACCTGCGGAACTCCTATCGCAGAAGAACCATAAAATTGTCTGTATCCTGCTGTTTGTGTTGGAGAAAACTGCCCGGGAGTAGCAATTCCAAATTGATTAGGGTTGGCTTGCACTTGAGAACGAACTTTGTTGCCTGCTTCAAATCCTTTTAAGAAATCCTTACTTTGTAAAAATTCAGGCATTGGTAATGTTTCAGTATTCGGATCAAAATCGTTAGTAGTTTCGACCTTAAATGCGTAATTTCTTGCTTGTTGTCTTTGCTCTGGCGTTAAGTCTGGGATTGCATTAGCAAAAGCATCAGCATACAAGTTAGCAGATAAATCACGATTAGCTAATTGCACTCCTGATCCTGTTTGTGGGACAAATCTAACTTGACCACTAAGTCCGGCTTGACTAGCCCCTGTCCGTAAGTCAGTAGCAGATGGATTGACATTTCCAAAGTAAGAAAACTCTGGCGCAAATCCCCCCATGAATCCTTGTGGTATGGGATTAGCCCTTCTTATTAGAGGATCATCTTCTCCACCACCAAATTGACCATTTCCTTGATTATCGCCTTCATCACCGGGTCTACTCTCCATGCCACTTTCAGTGTTCATTTGTAACAAGCTAAAAGCTCTTTCATATGCCGCTTTTTCTTCAGGAGTCATCTGTCTTCTTAATCTTTTATTTATTTCATCTAATGCTAACGCTCTACCTGCTTCATATATTAGAGGATCATTAAGAAAGCCACCTTCTTGCATTGGTATTGCTTCTGGATACATCGCCATCAATTGTCTTATTCTTTCTTTTTCTCTTTCAGGTGCGTTTGCCATATACCTTTCAAACTCTTCTTGAGATATTATTTGACCAGTTGTTCCCATGCCTATACCTGCCGGAATATATACACTAGGATCAGACAAGGTTTGCAATGTAGCTTCTGCTCCTATTTGTAAATTGGGTAAATCTTGCGCCATTTGGGTAAAGTCTAAAGACTTAGCGTCAAAGCTTGGAGCTAGTTCTTGGACATTACGCATTACATTTAAATTAGTCGCAGGAGCAATATCTGGATTTATTGTTTGTGATAATGTTTCCCCTAAAGTGGGCGATGCTCCCGGAGTGGCAATACTTGCACTACTAGCTAAATTTCTTGCTCCTGCATCTGTAATAGCTTTTTGTGCCGCATCTGTGGTTAAAGGTACGCCTGCTTGTTGCAAAGCACCTTCAGCTAATTTTTCCCCACTAATTTGACTAGCCGCACCACCTACTCCTTCTAGAAATTTACCCACTCCAAATCCTGTTAGACCTGCTAATAATCCTTTTCTAATGTCTCCTGTAGCCGCTGTTTGCGCTAAGCCCGACCCCACAGCAGATGCTAATAAAGGATTTTTTCCAGAAAAAATTGTAGGCAAAAGAGCTTTACCTAAAACACTTCCTAAGATTGGAGCTAAGAATGGTAAGAACGCTTCGGGTTGCCCTGTCTGTGGATTTATAGTCAAAGGCATCGCTGACGCTAGTCCTTTCATTTCCACAGGATTAACGTGCAACAACATACTGTCTCCGTATCGACCTTGATTGGCTACGTTCCTAGCTTGTTGTCTTAAGTCCATATTATCTTTCCTCTGTTGTCTCGCATCCAAACAAACTGAAACTTTGGTTTGCTGAGCTTGCGTAGACTCTAACTACATCTGCTTGATTTAAAGTTATGCCTATTACATGAGCCTCAGTAGCATTAGCCGCTAGTGCTTTATCATAAAAAATATATTCTTTATTGCTTGTTGTTGCGCCTGCTACCGATATATTTATTCTGTAAGTTACACCCGATCCTGATCGATTACATATTACTAAAGAACTTACTGTTGTTTGGCTTTTATCTGGCACTGTATATAGTGTTGTTTCTGTTGTTGCTGATGGAGCAACCTGTCCTAATACTTTTAAACTATCAGACACTTGATCCACCCATTAATAAAAACTGATGTCTTCTAACTGATTTACTAATTACTGATTGCTGTAATGTTTGTAAGTTACCAGAGTCTGCATTGATGTCTTGTATAGCTTGCTCTGTCAGTCTTCTTGTAACTGCTTGATCTTCAAGATCATATTCTGGTGATGGTATCGGTAAAGGTACAGATGTTTTTGCCGCCATTATCTTCTCCCATCTTGTCTAAGGTCTAATCGCAAATCACCTAATCGCCAACCAAAATCATTAGAATTATTTTCTATTCTTATGGCGGTTTGTCTTGCTCTAGTTCTAGTATTTATAAACGTAGAGTTCGGTGTGACTGCTACAGTTTGTTTTGTAGATAAACTTTGTAAAGGATAATCTCTTCCTTTAAATATAAAGTTTACCGTACTGTCTGAAGTAGATGCTCCTCTGTATTGCAAGTCTGGTATTAGCTTAGATACAAACATATATCTCTCGCCATCTGGATCAAGATCAAAATCAGATGATTCTATGAATGCAGTAAAGGGTTCCCCATCTGCACTATGTCCTGTCTCATGATCAAATAAAAAGTTTGAATCAGTTGTATCTAATTTGCTTGCGGCTATGGGCGATCCTAATATGTAAGCAGGATTCCATGCAGTTCTTGCAAAGCCATCACTAGTTGTGCCTATAGCCCAAGATTGTTCTAAATAGTTGTAAGATACATATCTATTTATCTCATCACTATCGGCACTTGGATAAAACCAAATAATCTCGTTATGATCAGGTATTGGTGCGGCAAATACTTTAAACGATTGGCCTTGATTAAAGTCTCCAAAAACATGATCTAACACAGTGCAAGGCAACCTTTGAGCAGAACCTGCATATTGATAGAATGCACCGTTGTCCATAAAGTACACAACATTACTCGCAGTAGCCGCGGCATTAGGACTTGCCATTGACATGCCATTGGCTACCTCGTTAAAACTAAATATAAATGGCGCTCCAACAAATCGCATTGACACGATACCTGCGTCTGTCCAAATTAATATTTCTTGTCTTGTTTTTAGTGCGCCAATTATTAAACTACCTGAAGATAATCTTACTCCTCCTGCTGAGTTTGTTGCAGAGGGTGTCCAATTTACCGCATCTTCAGAATCAGAGAATCTAACTAATAACGGGTCAATAGTGCTTGAACCTATAGGATTGCATCCAAACGCAATAACATGTCTATCGACATCTGACATCATTATTTGGAAAAGAGCCGTTGGCGTATCACTTGCTCCTGCCCTAGTGCTAGCATCTACTGCTCTTGTCGTAACTCCACTAGATTCATCCCAATAATATAATCGTCCTCCTCTTGGTGCGGCAATAACATCATCTCCAAAATTATCGAGACTCCACAGCCTTAACTGATTTGTTACTGATATTGCACTAGCAGAACCCCATGCACCTGCTCCCCAAGTACCCGAGCCCCATCCTGTGCTAGATATGTATACATCTAGTCCAGTATTAATCTGATAGGTTCCAACTACACTAGAGCCTCCATTGCCAGAGTCTGAAGAGTTTGCTGTAATGGTAGAGCCACTTGTATCTTTTGCAATGATGGTAAATGTATTAGTAGTTAGAATGCTATCGATTTCATATTCTTGATTTAAGGCATTTGCAACTACATTACCACCTAAAGATGCGGCTCCTGAAAAAGTAACAAAGTCTCCTTTTACTGCGCCATGAGAAGCATCAGTTACGGTAATGGTTGAGCTACCGTCTGTTGCAGAAAAAGTTACATCACCCGCACTAGTTGTAGTTCTTATGGGAGTAATATCGTTAAACGTAACTCCTTCTTGTGCTAATAATTTTTTATGAGTGCCGAGAATATTATATTGGGTTTGTTCCGCTGATTTATAAACGTGAATTTTTCTGCATGTACCAGTAAAAGAATTAGATGAGTTCTTAGCCCAACCCCCTATTTTTTCTGGCCTACCTTTTCTAAATCTAATTTTATCGGCATCAAACCAACCGCCCTCGTTGGAGTAATTAGTTCCTTCTTTATCTATACCCGGTTTGAATACAAATTTTCTTAAAGCCAAAACTACACCTCATGCCATTCTTTTCCTTGGAATAATAAAGCTTCAGCTTCTCTTCTTCTAACTAAACCATCAAGCACTTTGCCGCTTGCTTTATTCCACCTTTTAATTTGAAACGGAACTTCACTATACTTCTTTTCATTAAGAACTTTTAACATCGTAGATGACTTAAGATTTGTAGGACCTAAATTAAATACCCAAGATACTAATGCGTCATACTGACATTGATCTAAATCTACATGCACTAGATTTTTTACATATCCTTCAAACTCTTCTATGTCTTCTCGTAAAAGTTTTTCTGCTTCTTCCTTGGAAATTACATCTCCTTCCTTAACTTTTTTTGTGTAGCCATATCCTATAGTCCAAACACCTGCGGGACACTTGTAGCTTTCTAGCTCACATCCTTCAAACTTTTTAATTAAGGCTACACCTTCTTCTGATATTCTCATTACTATTTATTTACCTACACCTTTAACACGCTCAAAACTTCTAGCGCCTCCGAGGCCAAGCATGCCGAGCAAAAGCGGCATCATCACAGAGGCATCGGCTTGGGGTATCATGATACCGAAGCCTGCACATATAGGAGATATTAAAAAGTTGACAAATAAGCCGAGAACACAAGTATACCCGGCTAACGGTCTCCAACTCGATTGAAACCAATTACCTTTAGCATCTAGCTTATTAATCTCTATCTGCCCCTTTGCAAGCTCTTGAGCATGGCGCTCTGCCATCGTGCTTATCTCATGAGCCAAAGCCATCTTTTGATCTTTGTCTTCTATAAATTTATCTAATAACTGCGTAGCAGGACCAATTAAATTTTGTAACATAACCTCACCTATTTTTTTGACATATAAGCTGTTGCACCAAAATACAAACCGATCACAGAAGCTTGACTTAAAAATATCATGTCACTCATTGCACTCCATGTGTCGAGTCTATC